TGATCTTTTTGAAAAGAAGAGTACAGACGTTAATGAAGAAACCAAAGAGCCGGTCAGCTTCAAAAGCTTCCTGCCTACCAAGAATAAATAAGGAAAAAGAAAATGACTGCTATTGCATCTCGCCCTAACAAACTCTCGAACATCATCGCTTTTGAAAGTGGTGTTGAATATGGCTATTGCCGTGAAACCGTAACCGTAACCGTAAAAGCGGGTATGGATATTGGTGCAGCGCTGAAACTCTCTGGTGGCAAGTATGTTTGGATTGACCAAGCAGGTTCTGCAACATTGACTGGTGGCGTTGCTGTGCTTGTTGACCATTTCGCAGACGTACCTAACCTTGCTGCTGGTGATCACGAACTTGCTGTTCTGATCCGTGGTGGCGATACCGGCATTACCTCTGCTGCACTCCTTTATGATGGTGCTGTGGATGCCCCAGGTAAAGCACGCATGGTCACTCAGTTGGCCGTTCAAGGCATCGTTGATCGCGTTCAAGTGTAATCAACTTTAAATAAATAAGAAATAAGGAAACCTTAGAATGTCAGTGATCCGCGATTACTACAACAGCTTTAAAACAACCGAAATGACTGATGCAATCAACGAGATTGAAAATCAGTATGGTTATGTAAACAGCCGTAACTACTTCAACATGAAGTCTACTGGCCAAACTGCCATCATCTTTGACGTTAACAAGCATGACATTACCCTGCTCCCACAAGTAAATCGTGGTGATCACAGCGCCACCCAAGGTAAAGAGCGTGAAGTGGAAACCTTTGCTCTGAAACTGGCTTACTTCAAGCATCAAGACCGTCTGATGACTGAAGACATTCAAAGCTGGCGTCAGCCGGGTCAGGAGCTTCAAGAAACTCTGGCTCGCGCTACTGCTGAAAAACTGCAAGACATGCGTATGGCTGCTGACCAGACCAACGAGTACATGAAGCTGCAAGCTTTCAAAGGTGTCTTCAAGACTCCAGACGGTAAAGTTGTTGCGGATATGTTCACTGAGTTTGGTGTTGCTCAAACCACCATCGACTTCGTACTTGGTACTGGCACTACTAACGTAGATGCTAAGATTGCTGAGCTGAAGCGTGCCGTAGCTAACAATGTTAAACAAGGTGGTGCCATCAGCGGTATCGAAGTTCTGGTTGACCCAATCTTCTTTGACAAGCTGATCAACCATGCAATGATTCGTGATGCCTTCAAGTTCTATCAGAACAGTGGCACTCAGCGTCTGCGTGATGACCTCGCAAACTACATGCGTTGGGGTATCATGGAAGTGTTTGAATACCGTGGTGTTCGTTTCATCTCCTATGACGCCACCTTCAACCTGCCTAACGGTACTACTGAGCAAGGTGTTGCTGACAACACTGGTCATGCTTATGGTCTTGGTGTACGTGACCTGTTCCGTGGTTATGCTGGCCCTAGCAACAAACTGTCTCAGGCTAACCAGCCGGGTCGTGAAATGTTTGTTCGTCAGTACGTTGATGACCGCGATGAGTACGTTGACTTTGAGCTTGAAATGGCTCCTCTGTACTTCTGCACCAAACCTGCATCGCTGGTTAAAGTTATCAGCTCTAACTAAGAGTGACGTGAGGGGCGTAAAGCCCCTCCATATTCTAGAGGAATAAGATTATGGCTATTGCCGATGTAAGTGGTCCAGAACGGGCTTGGGTTGATGCACACACTGTAATCCAGCGTGTCATTACAGAAGTGAACGCAGAAGTTCCAGATACCAACATTATGCCGTACCAAGCACCAGCTGCTGCTGCTGATGTGGCTGCTTTGAAGGTACAGTTTGACGCCCTTCTGGGTAAACTGGTCACTGCTGGTTTGATGGCTGCAAGTTGATTGTATTTTATCAAGGTTAGTGGTATTCTGTGGGTTCTATCTTCTAAAGGAGTATTTTATGGAACACCCTAACTTTGAAACCTGGCCTTACAAGAAAGTAAAACCGGAGCATGTACCTGTCATCATTGAAAGGTATCAAGCCGGAGAAAGTGCCAGAAAAATCTGCCTTGATATGCCGTTTGCAGAGGATGTTGCTCTTAAAGTCTTACGTGATTTTGGAGTACCAATCAAGACCAGAAAAGAAAATAGGTTTTCGATGGGTCATACCATCAACGAAAATGCTTTTCTAGATATTTTTGAACCTGAGTGTGCTTACTTCTATGGTTGGCTTTTGACTGACGGCAATCTCAGGGAAACAAAGTACGGACACAATGTCAGCGTTGAACTTTCCTTGAAAGATGTTGAGGTTTTGAAAAGCTTACAAGCTTACATTCGTAATGGAAATATAGTTAGAGAGCGCCATAGGTTTGATAAAAGAACCGGCAAAACGTATTCCATGTGTTCTTTTGGCTTTCAATATGAACCTATAACAGAGAGACTTATTGCCTTTGGTCTGGCTCCAAGAAAGTCTACCAAGGAAGAGTGCCCAGAACAATTTTTGTTTAACAGAGATTTCTGGAGAGGTGTTCTTGAAGGTGATGGCTATCTTTCTAAGCTAGAGTCTTGTACCAAAATGCAAATCTGTGGCAGTGAAACTCTTTGTCATCAGTGGTTGGTTTATTGCAAATCTATTGTCCCTGATATGCACATGACTATCACACCAGACTCTAAGAATAAGGCACTGTTTCATACGTACTCAGGAAGGTTTGAAGAGTGCAAGGCTGTACTTGATAGTCTTTATTTAAACACAACTGAGAGTCTGAGATTGTCCCGAAAATACAACCTATATAAAGGGCGGTACTACAATGGCACTGACTAATGTAGAGGTGGTCAGGCTACTTATAGGTCTGACACCAGCTAATCCATTTCACGATTATTTAACAGACGAAGAGATTCAGTGGTTCATTAACTATTGCAATGGTGATCTAGTACAAGCTGCAAGAATGGCTGCAATATCACTCTCACTTGCACTAACCAGTGTAAACACGAGGGAAATTACGGGAGACATTCACGTATACAATGATATTGCCAGAGCTTATACAGTGGCACTAGATAACTTCATCAAAGACAGTTTGGCCGTAAACTTTCCCAAGGGTGTTCTTGGCTACGCTGCTGGTATTAGCTATGAAGACGTTTGTGCAAATGATCGCAATCCAGATAATGTTCGTCCAGGCTTGATTGGTATTCGTTTGTGTGATGGTAATATGTTCTCTTACACAAACCCATTTAGAATCAAATCATGTGGTTGCTAACAAATGTCTATGAAATTAACAGTAGACAAAAGCCCTTGGCTTGCTCTGAAGAAATCCTTTGCTAAGGCTGAGACTCTTGAAAATCAACTTGGTTGGTTTGAAGAAAATCGCTATGGCCCTGACAATGATAACTTGCCAATGGCCCAAGTAGCTCAGTGGCAAGAAGAAGGGACTGAGGGAGGTCAAGGAAACGGTTCTGGTATTCCTCCTCGCCCTTTCATGAGGGTTGGATTAAAAGCTGCTCTTTTGAAGGGTAGTGATAAAGGAAGTTTTAAAAGAATCCTCACTGAAGTTGCAATGGGCAGGGATGTATTCAAAATCCTCCGTAAAGAGGGTGTAGCTTTTGAAGATACCTTGAAAGATGTTATGCGTGCTTGGGATACTCCCGGTAACGCTGACTCAACAATCGCTCAGAAAGGGTTTGATGACCCATTGAATGAAACTAGACAACTTATCTCCAACGTAACTTCTAAGACAGCTAAGAGAGGGACTTAATGCTAAAACCACAATTCCTTCTCACTAAGAAGATACCTATTACTTTCTATAGGGCTACACAAGGCAGTTATGTTAATGGTGAATGGGTAGAAGGTACACAAACACAAGTACCCTTAGAAGTAAACATTCAACCATTTAAAGATCAAGACTTACTGTTACTCCCTGAAGCTGACAGGTCAAGGGAATGGTACAAGATTTACTGTGCCAATGAGATTCGTATGGATAAGCAGGGAACTTCTGGTTGGTCGGCTGATGAGTTTGTTTATGAAGGTGATCGCTATAAAGTGATGAAAGTAAAACATTACTCCATGTCAATCCTTGACCATTACCGTGCAACAGCAGCCCGTCTGGAGATTAGTGCAGGATGAATATCTATTCTACAGTGCGTGGTGCCATCAGGAACGTCACTCTCAAAACTTTGGATGAGTTCACTAACCCTCTGGTCATTTATTCTCATGCCAATGGTAATGAGCCAGCTGGCTCTTATGTAACAGTTAGCATTTTAAACGTAGATCAAACAGGACGACATGTAAGCAGTGGTCTTGTTGAAGCTAATGGTGCCAAATTTGAAGAAACTATTAAAGTCTCTTATGAAGTGATGGCTCAATTAAGCTTTGTTGGTAGTCAATCTGGTGAGATGGCTTACAGTCTCTACCAAAGAATAAACAATAACCCTCTGGTGTTAGAAGAGGCTGCTCGTAACAAGCTTGGCTTTATGAGAAAGAGTCAAGTAAGACGTGCCCCTCAGAAGCGTGATACCACTTGGGTAGAGTACCACAATCTAGACGTAACATTTTCCTACCATGTAGTTACTAAACAAGTGGTGGATATTGTAGAGGGTATTACAGTCGAGGGTGTTTACAACGACACAATCCAAGACAATTTTACAATACCTGAAGACCTAGTAATAAACCCTTAACCTAATAAAGGAAAATAAACGATGGCGGAACTCGACCAGATCGTTCAAATCACGATTACGCGAGAATCTACCCCTGTAGAAACTGCGTCTTTCCAAATCCCCCTTGTACTTGCAACACATACTAAATTCTCTGAACGTACTCGCTCTTACACTGACTTCTCTGCTGTTGAAGATGACTTTGACAGTGCAGATGAAGTTTATAAGATTGCTCAAAAGCTCTTTGGTCAAACTACTGTTGGTGCTCGTCCACCAAGCATTGTAGTAGGCCGTCGTCAGGTTAACAGTGTTGCTGGTTCCGTTGCAACTGTTTCTAACAGTACTGCATACACTGTAACTATTGCTGGACCATCTAGTGTAACACCAACTGTG